AGCAGAGGTTGCTTGTGTGTAACCAAGTTGACCTGGCTTAAGTTTCTGTGCCAACTGTGGGTTTGTAGTGGCCCAGATCTCAAGGCCAATCTTTTCTTTATCTTCTGGACTAGCAGTATTATATGCTTTGGTCAGTTCAGCTACACGATACTTTTTAAATAAAGGATCTTGTTCTGTTAATTGAGCAATACGTGAACGCTCTTGTCTTTCTGCACGTTGAGCAGGAGTATCAACCAAAGGAGGAGGAGTTTCTTCTGAAACAGGTTTTGGATTGGCACTAGGGTTCCAATCGGTTGGGCCATATTTACCAGTCTGAATTGGATTAAACGATTTCTTGGGCGGCCCACCAGCGGCTGGTGTGTACCCTTTATTAGGTAAAAGACCCGCCTTTCGCATTTCAGTACCAAGCGCAAAAGACGTTTCTAATAAAGGACCCAACAAGGGAACTTGAGAACTACCTAATGACTTTAATAAAGATAAAGGATTCATTACCGATAGTTCTCCGCTAAGAAAATATTTGAGCCAACAGATACGTCAGCAGGTCCAGGCATGGCCTGAATAAATTCAGCACCTGAGCGTTCGTAACGATAACGAGCCTGGAAAGGATCTTTGTAGTTAGGAACGTAAAGAATATGGGCAAGTCGATTTGTCTCATAAAGATAAATCTCGTCCCAAGTCTTTAGTGCTTCTTTGGCATTACTGGATCGAATGGTACGATCCACGTCACCAGCAATGTTTTCAACCCTTGTAGAAGGTGTGGTTGCAACTTCAGTTTTCTTTTCAGCCGTATCACAACGACCAATTTGAATAATAATCTTGTCGTAAAAATATGAATCAGGAACTGTGTTCATGGCTTCTTCAAGCCTGCTGTAATCACCGGCAGGTATTGAGACCACATAGTAACCTAAGTGGTACCTGACTCTACTTTTATCGAAGTCACTGAGTTTCACGAACTACACCTATTTACTTATCATTATAAATTCAAACAATCAACTAAACATTTCCATTGCTTGTTGAGGGGAAATATATCCTGCTTGAGGAAGACTAGCGAAGCTTGACATCTCTTGTTTACGTTGTAAAGCTTGATTTAATGCTTGCGATACAAGTATGTCTTTTAATGTAGGTTGTTTACCAATACCAAGAGCTTCTAGTAGTTTATTAACACTATCTTCATTACTTGCTTGTGTTGTACTACCAGGGAGCTGTGGGGCTTCCGGAGCAGAGCCCAAAACATTTACATCACCTGCTTCTGGTCTGTCGATATTACCGTGTCCAACACGTGCAATAACTTTTCCACTTGGGTCTAAAGATTCAGAAAAATAACCATATCCACCACCTGATCCCCTGCGTACTTTCCCACCTGCAACAGCAGGAATATAAATAGAAGCATCTTCTACAGCTCCTTTGTCAAATCTACTTTTTCCTTTAAAAGGAACATAGTAATCAAAAGATTGCCAACCAGAATGCTGGCTATGACTATGTGCACCTGCAGCACGTTCTAATAAATCTACTTTTTCATCAAGTTTTGCATTGGGATTCCAGCGGCGACCCGATACCGCGGGATTAGAAAACTCAATTTCTCTTCCAATAGTTTGATATTGTTGAGCTAAAGCATCAAGTTTTTTTACTCTTTCGGCAATTGGTAAAGAAGCTAAGAGTTTTAAATCAATATGATATTCAGCACCAACCCCCCCTTTACCTTTTGGAGCAGTAAAACCAGATCGTTCCGTGTAATATGCCATTATTCTTTTCTTTTTATTTTAAAACTAAAAAACCCCTGAATAATCAGGGGCTTGTATTTGGAGATAAAAGTTACACTCGGATTAAATCAGCAGCAAAGACTGCATCCCAATCAACTCTTTTGATCTGACGTAACTGCTCGAGGTTATTAAATCTTTCACCAGACAGGGACAACTGAAGGTCCTTGATTTCTCGAGCAGTCTTCAGACCAATTCCTTTGATATGGTCTGCAATCATTTGTGCAGTCGCACCGTTGATATTAAGACGAGTATCAGGTGGGAAATTACGAGGTTCGTCGTTTGCCGCTTTATCTTTTACCTGAAGAGTTTTAACTTTTTTTGTTGCAGCTTCATCAGGTTCAAGTTCGGTTTTATAAGCAGTGTAAAGGCGACCGTCCTGATCTTCGACCATGAACCAATCGCCTTCGTCCCACTCACTAATGATTCGAACTCGAGCACCAGTCTTTTTATGACGATGCAAAAGTTGTTCCATGGCAACAGACATAGGACCAAGTAAATACCTGGTCCTAGTTTAACTCAGTTACTCACCGTACGGTTGATCAGATACGATTCGATATCTTCGTAACCAGGGGCGGTGTCAGGTTGCAGGTAGCACACTTCAACAACGAAGTAACCGGTACGGCCAGCAGCTTTATCAGCGGCGGAAATGTACCAGCCACCCGAAGTAGAAGTAGCAGTTTGCGAACCGCGAGCCTGGACGGTGTAAGTGGAAGCCGTGGTGACTTGCTTATACACGTTGCTGACAGTAACACCTGCAGCACCAGTGGCAGTGAGGAAGGGTTGGGTGCTGTAGCCAGCGGTACCACCGGCGAAGAAGATTTCACCTTCTTGCGAACCAGAGGTAGTCGAGGTCAGGTTAGCCTGGGCAACAGCTTCACCAACGTTACCGGTAGAAGTAAGACCGATACCAAAAGTAACAACGTTACCGGTAGCTGCATAAATACCAGAGGCAACACGACCGTCACCCCAGCCGGAAGCAACCGACATGGAAGCACGATAAACGTAAGCAGGGAGAGTGGTCGAACCACTGATCACCATGCCCGTAATATCGGTACGGGTATCGTCCTGGCGATAAGGCGAAGGAACGATGACGTTACCAGAAGCAACAGCACCATCACCGGAAGCAGTGCTAACGGGAACGTAACCACGCTGCTGGAAGTAACGATAGCCAGGGATAGCAAGAACCGAGGTGGGACCACCTTCAGTTGCATCATTGCTGCCGCTGTAGTCGGTATCAATGTTTTTGTACCAACCGTTCAGGGCATTAACCCAGTTACCGGGATAGATTTTCTTAGACGAGAGATAAGACATTTATTCCTCCTTATGTATGTTTATGTTACAGATCAAACAGTGCCGTCATCAGACACAAAGCTGTATGCAGTGGTGATGAAGTCTTTGTTAAGAACTTCGAAACCAGCGTACAGTTGCCAGATCAGGATGATGAAGCGGCTAAAGTCATCGTTGTTATTGATGAGCACTTGCGCGTTCGGACCACCGATACCAACACCAACGGACTGAGGACCGAAGAAGAAGCCTTGAGCAACGTCTTGGTTGGAGTAGGAGGCGGGAGTAGCGAAGCTAGCCGAGATTTGCTTGGAGGGGAAGTTGGTCGACTCGAAGAACTTCACACCTTCAAACTGAACACCAGTCGGCATCACGGGTTCACCAGCCAGGAAGTAACCTTGACCAGCCTGGGGACCCATGTAGAAGCTGGCGTTGTTAGGCATCATGGGGTTACCCATGTACATGCCTTGGCCAGGGTTACCGGAGTAACGAGCGATCTCACGGAAGTCAGGGTCACGACGCAGGTGCATCATGAACACGGGATCGCAGATGCAACGATACAGACCGTCAGCAAAGGTAGGAACGTTACGCTTACGCAGGTCCTTAACAACGGTCAGAAGGTCAGTGCGAACCGAGAACTGTTGGAGATCAGCAGTGTACTCAGTAGCCGTGTAAGTGATTTGACCAGAAGAGTTTTTGGTTTTACCACCAGGGAAGTAGTAACCACCTTGAGTGCTGGAAGCAGCGCCGTTAGCTTCAGCTTTAGACAGTTCGTCGATGAAGACGCGATCACGCCACCGGCGATAGTCATCCAGCAGGGTGAGGCTGCCGATCGACTGGTGGAACATGTTGAGATTACCAGTGTCCAGCAGAAGGCGCTGAGCGGTAATCAGGGTTTCACGAGCAATCTTAAAGGTCGAAGGCTGAGTCGGATCGCCAGGATCAGCAGGGCCGGTATATTCGTTAAGCACCACCAGAACTTTTTCTTTGGTGATGTTACGGCTATTGGCGGTACCAATGGTTTGGTCAGCCACACGAGCACGGCTGTCCTTGGTTCCAGGGTTACCCCAGAACTTATAGCGATCGAGCTGAACAGTTTGACCAGGTTGACGAGTAAAGTCGTGGACAACCACGGGCTCTACCGCCATTTCACAGATATAAGCAGGGTGGGGGCGATAAAGCTCCGCACCAAGAATCTTAGGAAAGTCGTTATCAAGGAACACTTTAGTTTATCCTCCAGTACACAGGACGATTATTTGGTGAAAGATTCAGACAATAAATATTGTCTTATCTAAAACAAATTTTAACAGTTGATAATTTATCAACCAAGATATTTAAGGGTAGGAGTATAACTCCGAGCCATTTGTGTATTGCTAGACGTAGCACGTTCGGGATCAGGGATTGTATTTTGTTGAAATCCTGGAACACCCATTGAAGCTGGGATAGCACCAAGAGCAACACCACCTAGTCCAGCGGTAAGTGCGGACGCAGGAACTAAACCTGCAGCAGCGACTTTACCTAGCATGCGCGGATTAACATTACCAGCTGCTACTGCTGCATTTAAAAGAGCAGCTTGGCGTTTGCCGCCTCCGCGATTTTTTTCTGCAGCGTTAAGAAGTTTTTCTTGCATCTCTTGTGGCATATATTTGCCAGCAAGTTGACGAGCTGCAAGTAAACCACCGGCGCCACCAACGGCGCCTGCAATTCCAGCAAGAGTTGCAGTACCCGGATCTTCACCTTGGGAAAGGGCATAGCCGCCGGTAGCTAGACCAGCGGCAGCGGGAACACCTAATTGAAGAAGTGGACGCATTGCCTCACTCCATCACAAACAGTTTGTTTGCCAAGACTTGAGGCTGAGCTTGGTTGATGACGCGCCAGGCATTCTGGGGATCACGTGCCATCACTTCATTAAAAGAACCCCAGAAGTTCTCTGGCTGTTGAGGAGCGGCTGCAGCAGGAGGAGCAGGGAACTGACCACCGTACTGAGGATCAACAGGAGCAGTGCGATAACCAGGAGTTTCGAGTTGCTGCTCACTTTCGTACACAGGGTACGGACCTTCAGGACCAAAGAACTTCAGCGTGTAATCGCTGAGAACATCAGGATTGGTCAGGATTTCGTTGTAAGCCAGGTTCTCCTGGTGCTCATTAACGGCAAACTCAGCGTAACCCTTGATAGTATCAGCGGCGCGATTTCCCCACGCGACGGCGCTGTCCAGCATTCCTTCCAGGTTCAGGGCGTAGTTGTTCAGAATCGCGGGTGCTTCGATCCCGAACGCGTCCATCACCTGACGGCTTTCCTGGCTCATTCCCACCAGGTCGGCCACCTGCTCCAAGGAGACTGTCGAGGAGGTTTGGGAAGAGCTGGGCGAGTATGCCTGGTTGAGATCGG